CGTGCTATCACAGAAGAATGGTTAGAAGAATACAATAGTGTTCGCCCCCATGATACACTGGGTGGCCTTCCGCCTTATCAATTCAAGGCGATGAAATCTTGAAATACTCCACTTCTATCTGGTACTAAAAATGGGATGTTGACAGTAAGTATGAACAGCAGAGACCATCTTCCTGCAACCGAAGGGAAGGCGGTTATACATATTCCACAGATATCGCTCTCCCTCATCAAACGTACAAACCCCGGCTCCGGACGTTCTTCCCGTTCCGAGATAAAGATAATTCAAGGCACCCGTTTTAACATACATGCCATCCTGCAGGATTAAGTTGGTAGCCCGTTGGGTGTCGTTGTTCCATTCGGTGAAAGCCAACTTAAGGGTTCCCGCGTCATCATACAAAAAGATATCGAAGTTCACCCCAGATGAAATACCAGAAATATCAAGGGTCAATTCTGAGAACGTGTAAACCCGAAAACCATAGCCAGGCACATACAGAGGCACACGATTCCCAAGATAAGGCGAGAAGTAGACATTGCCGGATGAAGCAGTATTATCATTGGCGGGATCACCGGTAGCCAGGGTAAGGCGGCCGCACACTTGCAGGGGGTTTTGAAAATAGAGCACATCTTCGAGATATTCAGCAAATTCCGTACGAACCGAATCTTTTTCAATCTTTGAACCATCCCAATACAAACGACCGATACGGCGGTGAGAAGCCATCTCCGTGCTGGATGTAGAAACAGATAGAGTGAACGTAGTGGAAGCATCGGCGCGAACCGCAAAGACATAATAGGTTGAAGCCGCGCCGGAGGGTTTATCTTCATCCGCAAGATCCACATTGGCAACCGCTTGCACCAAATAGCCGTCGACCATCAAAGAGACCGGTTCAGTGGCAGATGCACAGACCCTAACTGTATCGATTGACAGTCGTTCGATCTCCAGGCGGGAATGATAATGCTCTAAGAGCGTACCAAGATTGACGCCATTGGCGGCGGACTGGCCGAGAAACAGGGCATCATTTCTCAAGTAATTGTAGTGATTGGCGAGCGTGGCATCGCCGGCGTTGACAGCAGAGGACTGAGGGTAAGTCATAATTTTATCCTTTCTTACTCAACAAGCAGGGTAGAGGGCTAAGCTTGCGAAACGCCCGACCACGCGAAGCAATGCGCGATGCGCTGCGACAAGGTGCGCTGCCAAAAGAAATACGGTTGGAGTGGAGAGCGGCAGCGAAGCATAGCGACCATTAGAAGATGACCTTCTTGCAATGGGGGCAGGTGAGATGAATGACGACCCCGCCGGAGAGTTCGATTTCTTGGTGGGAGATGTCCCCATTGGGCGGTTGATCCTGATCCCCGGGCGGAATGACAATAGCATCATCAATAACAGGATCATCCATCTGCGATAAACCGGTCCATTCCATGAATTTAAATTCATCCCCATTGAAGAAATCGAGATCAATCGAGCGGGAGGATACGCCATATTCCGCACCCATACCATTTTCATCAGCAGAATACTGATGGATGAGATAGTCTTTCCAGTTTTTTGGCAGGGTTGGCTTCTTGTCAATCGAGTAGGTATAGTGAGCGACCCACAAATTGCAATGTTCGCCAAGAAAAGCCTTGATCTTTTTAGCGTCAATATAGCGGTCAAAGTGAGAAGCGCGGGTGTAAAACGTGGGATTCTTGCGGATATCAGCAGCATTCCGGGGCAAGGTTTTTTCCCACAAGACACGGGTTTGATCGTGCCACATCTTGAACAGACCGAGGCCAAGGCCATCCGTTTCGACATCAATGGCGGGGGGGAGATCACCCCATTCTCCGCCAGCCAGGGCGAAATAAGCATCCAAAAGATTCTGGACACGGGCGGTGGAAGTAGGCACCCAATACGTTCCCCACAGCATACCGGACAATTTGGCCTGTTGTTTGTATTCCTCGAACTTCTTATCTTTGGTGTAACCGTAGCCAAGGCGAATATAAACAAATTTTGAACCAGCGGCTTTCATCTGTTCGAAGTTTACATTCCCCTGGTATCTTGATATGTCATTTCCTATAATGGACATACTAATAATATCCTTTCTATTCTTATAAACAAGCAGTTGCGAAGCGCGGAAGTCATGGCGCGCCCTCCGAAGCGAACAGCCGGCGCCTGCCATACGTGTGCCTTGCTGGCTCCTACGGTCATGCATCCTCTGTTTCCAACCATGTGGAAATCTCGGAAGTAGGCAGCGGCAGCGAACCAAGCCGAACGACGATTTCCTTTTGAACGGTGCTGTAGACTGCCACGGTTTGCTGCGTAAGCCTCGCAGTGATGGGCAATAAAATGGGGGACAGAAACGGTCAACGCCATACGGAAGTCTCCCAGGTGAGCGCTTCCGCATTGGCAGGATCAGGCTGCCACTCGGATGCGAAGAAGATTTCCGAATCCACGGGGGGATTATAGGCGGTAATGTTGGTAAGTTTGAGGGATATATAAGTGGCGTCGATCAGGTGCAGTTCCGTAGTGGAATGACCGATCTGGCCCAGACCAAGATACGTGCCCATGACTGATCCAACACTGATCCCGGTGAGGTTATTCAGATAATCCAGGAGCTTGTTGTACATCGTCTGACGACGATCCGTGTGCTCCGACCCATCAGGGTTCTTGAGATCATCAGCCATAATGATAGATGCGAAGATATATATACTGGTAGCGCCTTCGTCATCCAATTGACGTTGGATAGAGATTGAGCGGGACTTATCCGATGGGGAGGGGGATAATACAAAACCGTAGGGTTCCCCATTATTAACATCCTCGTGAATCAAGATCAGGTCGCAATTTTCGCCAAGGTGATAGTCTGCCATGATTTAGGTTCCTGTATAACGATAGGTAACTTTTGGATCCACCGGTTTGAGTGTTTCCGGTTCAAGCATATTGAACGGCTTGTAGGAACGGCCGCTGGAAAAGGCGGGGGAGTGATAGGACGCGCCGCCCGAACGCCAATTGGGAGCGGAGGCGCGGCCATAGGCGGAAAAGTGGGGGACTGAGGCAGGCAAGCGATAGCCTCTGTTGCCATAAGTAACGGATGATTTCCTGACGGCGGCCGCGCCCGGCCCTTTTTCCGGCAGGGAGAGATGAAAGCCGCGCCCATAAATGCCGCTAATCAAAGGATCATAGAAATCACGGATAGAACCGATGTGGACGACGTGTTTTCCAAAGGGAATATTAAAACCGGGGGAGCGGCCGGACATATCAATGACGCCATCTTCTATTGGTATGCTGTATCCGCAATACGAATCATCAATATTCTGCATGACGATAACAGACTTGAGAATATTGAATCCTTTGGTAAAGGGGAAAAGCTTTGACCAGAAGGAGCTTTTCCACATGCCGCTAGAAAATTTCTCTTTGAGATCGCGTAGCACCTGGCCGATGGACCAATCGGGGTGCTGGGCGGCGGCATCGCTGATCTTGATGGCTTGCTGCCAGGCGAAAGGAATATACGATTGATCGAAAAGAATACTATCTAGGGGAAAGATATTAATCAAACGGATGATTTCCAAAAAAGTATCGAGATCAGAACCGAAGATATCCGCATCAGAAAGGGGCACTTCCACTGAAACGGGTTTCATATAGCAATCACAGCCGATGTGAAAGCCAGGCCAGACGCCAGAGGCGCTCCAGGTATCGAGGGTGTGCACCTGGCCTGCCAGCATATTACAAAGGTCGCAGTTGTCATATTTGGTACACCATTGATAGCGGGTAAGTATCATAGAGCGGAAGGATGTGGCATTAGTCCATTCAGAAGGAACAAATGTTCCGCCGCCGCCGGGTTCTTGGGACATCGTTATTTATCCCAATCGTCCAATGCCCAGTAGGAAGCGGGCATAATGGGGAAAGTAGGCTCTGACTTGATCTCATCCAGGAAACCAAGAAAGCGATTGTACTGGGCGAAACCCCAATTCATCAGGGAGGCCATCTCATTCGAGCGGCCGCCCCATTGTTCGTTGAGCCCGGAGGCGCGGATCATGGCGGCCTTGCCGACCGCACCGGTCACCAGAATATCTTCGTGGTCATCGCGCACAGTGGTTGTGGAAGCGGAATCAAGGTCCTCGATGGTTTGTTTGCCGGCGAATTGGACGCGCATGACCTCATCCGCTTGGGGGATATCATCCCCAAAAAAGAACACAAAAGGGGCCCCATCCAGGAAATCCAGGTAATAATCTTCGCGGGCGTAGATATAGGGATCGGTGAGAGCCGCTTGATAGGGGTGAATGATATGGACAATCGCGATTAGATTCGTGCAGGTAGTGAGCGATTGGCGTTTGCCGGTGGTGGGGACGGTGATGTCTTCTTCCCGGATATTGGGATAGGCGCGGGTGTACTCATTGAGAATCTTGCGCAGGGCTTCATCAATGAGATCATTGTCGTATTTGGACGTGGAATCATCAAGCGAATTGGTGATCCTGGTGCGGTAGTCTGCCAATTTTGCCATCGGTCAATCCTCCCAGCTGCGCAGCAGCACGGATTTTGTTGTGCCGCTGCACAGCATTTGTAAAATCAAGGCGCGGGTGCGGATAGGCGCGGCGGCTAGCGTATGGTTTTTACGCCAGGGGGCGCCGTGCGGCTGCTACCCACTTTATTTATCTCCGATCCAGCGGCCGGCATCTTCGATCGCGACGCCGAAGATATAAGCGACCGCCAAATAGATCAGCTGGGTGATCTGATCTTCCGTGATGGGGAAATCCGGGATGACCTGTTCCAGAAAGAGAAACACAATCCCGACCATTGCCGCCCAGAATTTACGAGACTTGAGGACGCCGAGCAATTTTGCGGTGATATTTTCATTCATTTTCAAAATCCTTTCTATTTTTCAAAAATTAGGTTTGATATGGTTTTATTCGGCATTTGAATAGCCGGGTATCGTTTTATTTGATCGAAGGCATATTATTTTGTGTACCTTTTTTTTGATTTTTTACTGACATTTTTCTTTCCCCGTTTAATACGGAAAAAAAGGTTCCGTGGTACGGGTTGGACCAGACCCCGCCCGGAGGCGGGGGCGGGGTACTGGCCAAGGAGGAGAAGAAAAAATGGAAAAGCATTGCTGATCATACCCGCAGGATAAAATGTGCCACAGCACCGTAGAATTTCAGGACAGTGGTGGCGGCATTGTCAATAACCATCTTCAACCAATAAGCCTCGTAATCATCAAGAAACTCGGGATCATCGATGCTGATGGTCATGGTGTGGTCATCGGCCGCCTTTCTTTTGGCGGCGGAATCGTGGGCGTCATCAGGTGTGGTGTCGACAGCCGCTCCGGTGGGGGCGGTGTTGTCCGCGGCCAGGGTAATCTTTTCCAACTCAACTGTGGCAAAGTCATCCGCGGCGGCTGTATCGATCAAGTAGAAGAAATCGATGGAAGCGACTTTACAGCCCTTGAGGGCTTTGGCATTGGAAGGGACGCGAATGGGAACCAGGACGGTAACGGAAGCATCCGCGGCTGTGCGGTCGGTACTGACCAGGTTGGATGATTCCGTCAAGGCCCACGTACCGGCGGACATTTCAAAATCGGTTGGCGGAATGAAGACCGCCATATTTTCATCATGAACATAACCCATAGTTAGAACTCCTTTTCTAAATGGCAAACCTTTTCACTAAACAAGAAGCTGCCGTGCAGGGTACGAGAAATACAGATGGAACCGGGTGCGGCAGCGAAACCCAGTATTAGCCGACATTGGACTTATGCAGGGGGCGGAAGTCATTTACCCAGCAGGCCAGGAAGTGGCGCACTTTCAGGCGGTGCTCATCGTTCATAAAGACCGCAGGAGAAAGGGAATCGCCGGCGATGAAAATTTCAGGCATGATGCCGAAGCGTTCGCCAACGAAGATGGCCGGGGCAATAAGCGGATCGCAAACGGCCGCCCAATCGGTGGCATCCGTCCATTCGGGGACGGTGACGACATCGCCCGGCTGGCCGCGCTGCATGTTCTCGCTGTAAATATTGGTTGCATTTTCAAGGGAAGGGTAGAGGATCTTCATGGCGGACAACTGCAAAGCGCGCGGTACCAGCAGGTAACGGGGGTTAATCGCCATCTTTGGCCCGCTGCCGTAGGTGCCGCTATCATTCTTGATCAGCATAGGCTGGTCATACACAGCCCGGCAGGCAGTATCCCAGGCAGCCGCTGCAAGGGCAGTGGTCAACAGGTTAGCATGCCCACCCGCGCTGGTTACGGCGGTGGCATTGAAAAGATTGCCGGTATCAGCCATGACAGGGCCGGCGGCGCTGTTGTCGGTGAAGATAGCCGCCACCAGGGCGCTGACCTTGCGCAGGCCGGCAGCCGCCAGTTCACGCGGGTAAGCGGCCAATTTACGGGATTCATCCCGATCAATCAGTTCCAGGGTGAGGGGAATATAGCCGCCGTACTTGGTGAAGCTGGCCGTTTCCGGGGAATCACCGATGGCAAGTTCGGTGTATTCCGCCCCTTCCGAGACACTCGGGAGGGCGCCGACCGTACCGACCAGGGTTCCGGTAATGGTTTGGAGGCTGTTGAAATGCTCGACCCGCACGACACGGTTCCACCAGTCGTAGCCGGCTTGCCCCAACTGCTCCCAGGTATTGACGACAATCTTATTCAAGGCGTTCATCACCAGGCCGGTAAAATCTGCGCTATTGGCGAATTGCACCCGTTCGGGATCATAACCGCCATGTAGATCGTAATCTCCGGTGAGCATCAGATAAAGCTCGCGGATGCCGGAAAGTTTGGCAGCCTTGAGGGATTTAAGTTCATCATCACGCGGGGCGCCGAGCAGATCATCCGCAGCGGCTTGTAGTCTGTCCCTGGAATCAAAGACGCTGTGAATTCTGGGACCCTGCACGGCAGCCGAGCCAGTCAGTTCAGATACCAGCGTGCGGGTATCCTCGATGGCGGCAGACAATTCTTCCGGTTCAAATAGTTTATCTTTGAATTGATTGCGCACCCGTTGGGCGGCGGGGGCGGGAAGTTTGGCCGCCTGCAAAGCGGATTCAAGGAACTGCCCGCACATTTGCACACGCAAAGCACGGGCTTTTTCCGCCTCGCTGTTGAGCATTTCGATGTGGGATTGGACCTTGAGCAGCTGATCGACCGCTTTTTTATCGGTAGTGATCTGCTGCTGGACGTGCGCCACACCTGGAAGCGATTCCTGGGCGGGTGTTTCGATTGGTTTGTCTTTTGGCATGGTAACTCCTTCTCGATATAAATTCAATTTTTGATAAATTTCGCGGATGAACTCCCCGCCACGGGCAGGATTCACCACCAGATCAACGGAGAAAACCCGCATTATCTGCTCAACGTCCTCCCCCTTGGCAGTAAAGACCAGGTCGCCGGAGAAGCCGACGTTGGGTTGGGCATCCGATTCCTCGATCATCTGCCGGCCGATCTCACGCAGTACCGCGGCGGCGGGACCGACCGGCCGCAGCTTGAGCTTGATCCCGTTGAGAGAGTCATCCCATTCGGGCTGGTAGCAAACGCCCGCCAGGTCATGGACGCTGTGGCCAAACCAATGATGATCGATAAAGGTTTGCACCCCATCCCATAGAGCAAGCGATTGCTTGAGACAATCAACAGAGAAATGCCAGCCGTTGCCATCGCCGGCAGTGATCGCTACGATCTCAAAGTTTCCTTGCTGATCCACCGATGATTGGGAAAAATCAATATGGTGGCTTCGTTCGTACAGAAATTCTTGATCAAATTTACTCATAAATACACACTCCTTTCGTCTCAAACGTATATTTAGCGGAGGGTAAATACAAAATGTTGGGGCATACCCATGAAAAGGCTCACAGATCGATCTCTGCAAGATCTTTTGGAGGATCCATGTTCTTGCGTTTGCCGTAGGAAGTCTCTTTGCCCGTGCCGGAGGGATCAAGGCCCTGTTGCTGATCCGCGGGTTTTTCCCTGGCGGCACGTTTGAGCATATCCTCAGCCTCGACCGATTCCCCGAACATGCGGTAGATCACGCGTAGAAACTCCGCATTGGAAATCAACGCGCGGTCTTTGAGAGAAGCGAGCACATCGATCATATAAAAAGCGGCTTGTGCCAGCGAGGAATTATCGCGTGAGGAAATGTCGGCGCCGGTAACGGAAAATTCTTCTTTAGGGTTAACCTTGCCATCCACCATAGCGCGGCGGCGGCGGACGACCGAAAGCACATCAGAAATGAGCCACATAAAAAATTCCTGGCGCTGTTCAAAGCGCCGGAATGTAGGGCCGCCGGCCGCGTCCGCTGTGGTGCGGGTGGCGGATTCCGGCTCTGCCAGGAAATGCAGGGGGATGCCGGCGCCGGAAGCGATCATCTTTTTGAGAGCCAGGCCGTCTTTTTCGGCATTGGAGGAATCCAGCCGGGGATTGATGGTGCGCCAGGATTCATTTTCATCCGCCACCAGGATGGAGCCGGGCTTGGGGGGCGTGGCATTCAGAGCGGTCTGGCGCGCCTTGCGCTGGGCTTCGGAGGCGAACTTGGCCTGCACAACGTACAAAAACGAATTGCGGTAGCGGTTCAGACGGGCGCGATCCTGCAGCCAGTTGGAATAACGGGAAAGCCAGATCAGGAGGGGCGCCAGATCAGGCTCGCCCCATTGGGCGCCGGCAGGACGATTGACCGCATAGTGCAGGACAACCGGCTGGTCGAGGCGGTCATCGTTGGGATCGTAGGCTGGCAGCGGTCTGGGATCGAGGTCATCCATACCGGCTTTTAGCTTGAAAGACAGGGGTTGTTCGATGTCGTTGTCTCTGGCGATGATCTCGTCGATCTGGGCGGCCGGCAGCAGGCGGACATACGACATCCCGGAAGCGTCCGAAGAGAGCAGAACAAACAGGTTGCCGGAACGGGTAAGTTCGTTGCACATCTCAAAGACGCGAATATCCATGCGGTTAAGGCGGTGCCGCCAAAAATCGTGGAGAAATTCGGATGTAGGCTGGTGTTTGCAGGAGATCGAAAGCCCGCCGCCAACCACATATTGGGAGGTGAGCTCAACCACCCGGCGGGCGAGGGGGTTTTGCCGCCATGCTTGCAGGGAGCGTGCGAAGATGTCCGAACGGTCATAGGTGAAACGGTCGCGGTCAGTTTGCGAGAGCGGGCGTGTTCCGATCAGGAAATTGTTCTCGTTTTCAACAACCGCCATTTTTTCCTGGACGATCTGATTGATGCGGTTCGAGAAAAGATTTTCAAAGATACCCATGCTTATTGATCCTTTTCAGCAAAGATGAATGGATTACGGAACCGCTTGCCATTAACATTTAAGAAAAAGAAGCGGCTCCTCATTATCGTGAATAGATGAAACTGTTTTTTCATCAAGGTTTCAATCAAAAACAGTGGGAGCGCCAATGGTTGCGGGCAAGTACGGAAATTATCCGAATTGGACATAAACAGCCTGATACGGAAATTCTCCGCTTTTTGCAGGGCTGTGGATAAAACTGTGGATAACCTGTGGATAAAATAATTCAAATACGAAACCATAACTCAAAAACCCCGATCAAGGTCATTTAAGGGATCGTCCGCTTGAATAATAAAAGTAGGTGCGGAAACGGACCAGTTCTGGCGGTCTAAAATGGCCAGCATGGCAGCGGAAATCATCAGATCATCATGCACCAGCTCGCCGCTCGCGGGATCGCGCGTGCCATCGGGCACGCCCCAGCGGACGCGCTTCTGGGGGCCAGAAAGGATCTCAAATTCACAAAAAGAAACCTGGGTCCAGAAATTTTCCGATTTGGTTAGGGCGCTGCTCGGCGCTTCCGAAGTGCTAAACCGCGCTGCCGGATCATAGTCCTTGTACCGGCCGGAATCAATAATGCCGAGGAAATCCCACAGCATATCCGATTTGGTGTGTGTGTTGAATTCAAAGCAAATGACCGGTTCGCCGCAGGCGGCGGACAGGAAAGAAGCCATGCCCGCGCCCACGCCGGTGGCATCCACGACGATATAACGAAAGTCCCACAGTTCCACCATGGCCTTGATGCGGCCGTACAGATCGGCATGTTTGCTGCCGATCCATTCCTGGCGGAAGACGACCCGATACGTAGGTTTGTTGACCAGGGGATCATCGACCGAATCGAGGTCCACCTCGAAGATGGTCAGGGCGGTGGAATCGCGCAGGGGGTTGGCAAGTTGGACATGCGCTCTTGCGCCGCCATCCGTTGCTGCGAGGACGGCTTCATCCTCGCCGGCCAGATCAAGGGCGGCGGCATATATTTTTCCGGGTTGGGGGGAGACGCACGGAGCATGCGCGCCCCGCATGAGCGCCACGCGCTCAGGCGGGAACAATCCGCCCTGCGCGTCGATCTCTTCCGAGAAATATTGAGTTTTCACCATCGGGTGATTGCGCCCGAGGCGGGCCACCTGGTCGGAAACATACTGGCCATAAGCGGGCACTTCGTCCGCGACCTGATCGGCGGTGAGCACAAACACGCGGCGGACGCCGTCAAGATTTTCAGCCTGGCGTGCAGCGCGAAGTTCGCGGGCCAGCAGCGTGCGGGACGTCCAGGCGGTGCCCCAGAATACGCGGGTGGCGTTGCTGCTGGCCGCCATCGGGGCGATGTCTTTGTCATATTTGGCGATCATAATATCCTGGGCCTCGTCCACCTCGAGCAGGACAGAAGCGGTTGCACCGACGATATTGGAACGGGGCTGACCGGAAAAAAAATATATGCGGGCAGAACCGCAGCGGTAGATATAACCGGATTCTTTGGCCCACAGATGGGAAGCGATAATATTCTTTTCGAGGACGGATTCCAGCCGGCGCATGGCATTGATCGTTTGCGGCTTCCAGGTGGGCGAGACCTTGACCATTTCGGCGGCTGCCACGTAAAAACAGCACAGCAAATAGGTTTCGATCTGCGCCTGCAATTCGTTCTTGCCGGATTGGCGCGGGAACATGATCACAAAAGCGCGCCCGGCACGCTCGAGAACGGACTGGATAATTGCAGCGGCCGCCTCGCGCTGGTATGCGCGCAGGCTGATGCCGCTGCAGGAGTCGACGAAGGTGTGAATGTCGGCCATGGCTGCTTTGATTTGGCGGTGCAGTTGGGAGCGTTTGGACATAAACGGTCATTTTCCCCCCAGCCAGGCCGCCAGCGCGGCCGCGATCAGGGTCAGGGCGGCTTGCCCGGCTTGAATCAGGGTAGCGGAGGCGTGGTTTGAAATAACGGAATCATCAATGCGGCGGATGCGGTTTTCCTGGTCAGCGCTGAGGTCGCGCACAGCCTGGATCTGGCAGGTGATATGAAGCAGGCGTTCACTCTCCAGTTTTTTGGTGTGTGCCAGCTCGGTTTCGATCTGCCGCAAACGTGCATCGATGGAATCTTTCAGGCGGCTGAATTGTTCGGTAAGCAGTTGGGCTTGAATATCGTCCAAAGAGGTATCCTTTTTCTATACAAAATAACAGCAGGGCGCATTTGATATCAACGGGATCAACGGATTCCCAGGTCATGGGCCACCTCACCGAGGGCGTCGGAAATCACAGTAACCACATCGGTTGATCCGCCGGTTATAATCTGCTGGGTGCGCAGCAGCCCGGATAGCTTAGAACAGGCGTTGCCGAGCGTCGAGAGGGCGCGCGTCCAGGCGTCAAAATCAAGATCCTCATCCGAAGCGAAAGTGAACACCCTGCGGATAATGACGCGCAGCAGGGCGATCTCATCCTCGAGCCCATCCGTAAGGGCGGCGTCTAAGTCGGATAATTCGATCGGATGGAAGCGGTCGGAATAAAAACCGTGTTTGAGCGCGTTCGTATTGCCAGGTTGGGCGCCCGGTTTGCGCCTTGGTTTGAATTTCAGTTCTCCCTGTCGGTATGTCTGGGCTGCCATTGGCCCCTCCTTTTTTCATTGGTCACGCTTTGCGGCTGGCCCGGGCGGGCGGAGCGGTCTCCGCGGGCGGCCTTGGCTGCCCCGGTGGGAGGACCTGAACCGCCGCTCCCCGGCCCGGCTGATGGCCGTCTGCGCGGCGCCAGCCGCCGGGCAGGCCGGGCCTGGCCTGATGGCATCGTTTTTGTGCGCCCGGCCCGATCGTGCATCCCGCGCATAGTACAATTGTTCTATTTCATACGAGAGCATACCAAAAAGGAGGGTGGATTACAACCTGTCAAAAGGTGAAGGTTTTGTTAAGGTTAGGCAATTAATTGATAGGGGAAAATAGCGCATCCATCAGGGAGTCGAGAGGAATGGGGCAGTGCTATAATAGCGACACACGGAGAGGTGCCGGAGTGGACGAACGGGGCGGTCTCGAAAACCGCTGCAGCCACCTGTGGCTGCCGAGGGTTCGAATCCCTCCCTCTCCGCTGTATATTTTTAAGGACTTAAATACACTTATAATAATAATTATAAACAAGATTTATTTAAATTAGGAGATTCGATGGTGACGGAGGCAATTAACACAAATATTTTACAGAAAATCAACAATGACAGCCTTTATTACCAAAAGTTTATAACTATTGAAAATAATCGTACTTGTGATTGTAAATCTAACCATATTAATTGCATGACTGCGAAAGAATGGGTCAAAGCTCAAATTGGTGTATGGCAATTTAATTACGAAAAAAGAGATGTTAGGGATAGAAAACTCCACCCGGCAACATTTCCAATTTCATTGGCGAAAAAAGTAATCAAGCTTTTTTCTCATGAAGGCCAATATATACTAGACCCATTTACAGGAAGCGGAACAACACAATTAGCTTCACAAGATTTAAATCGTAATTCAATTGGTTTTGATCTAAAAGAAGATTACCTAAATCTATCCCATAAACGATTACTCAATAATAGCCTACTGCATAAAACTAATCATTTCTTCATAAACGACGAAGCCCTAAATATTAACAAATATGTTGATGAAGAAAAAATTAACCTTATCTTTACGTCTCCTCCATATGCAAATTTATTAAATCGAAAAAGAAAAAATAAATCTCGACGTGGAGATGAAAGAAAAAATGACCAGTTTGGAAAAATTGAACAGTATTCTCAAGATCCAAGAGATTTAGGAACCATGGAAATTGGTAAATATACCGAAGAAATGGGAAAAATATTTGAAAATTTACTTCCTTTATTGGTTCCTAAAGGCCATTGTGTAATAAATGTGCCAGATATGTGGTGGAAAAATAAAAGAATCACAATTCATGTTTCGTTAATCAATGAATTTAGAAAAATCGGTTATGAATTGCGAAATATTATAATCTGGGATCGGACAAACATTGTAAATGGTGTTGGTATTTTTGGCTGGCCATCTAACTATATAACCATGGGAACTA